CATATCCTTTAATAAATTACTTATTTTTTTATCAAGGTCATACTTTTTATTTAACCTCATGTAACCTTTAACAGCAGCAGAAGGGTCATCAATTCCTTTTAAACTGTAAAAACCTCTTTCTGTAACAATAGTAGCAGCATGACTACTTGCTTTTTGTTGTAGTTCTCTTATATACCCTTCATCTGTTTGAGTATTTAAAATTTTAAATAACGCAGAGTCACTTGCATCAGCGTTTCCTAATGGAGACATATAATATGTATCTAAATCTTCTGGTCTACCTTTAAAATTTATCCACCCCGATAGCTTAGCTTGAGTATTAAAAGTATTAAATTGTGCCTTATCAAAGCCTTCTTCTATAGCTTTTTTTAAATTAAATAAAGTTGTCATTTCTACCAACTGGTCTGGTTTATTTATAAAATTTGCAAAAGCTTTACTAGCCAAACTTAAACCTTCCTTGTCTGGAGGCACAGGAGTAGACCCTTTAAATTTTATACTTTCCATTGTAAACATCATATCTTCTGGGTCTGTAAATTGACTTGGTTTAAATGTATCATACTGCTCTTCTGCAAAACGTATTATTGTTTTACCAGAGCCCCAATTTTTTTCTGCCGTTTGTATTTTATCACGTAATTCATCAAAAGCTGTTAAATCTCCGGGAGTTGTCATTGTTTGCCTTTTTCTATCTCGTCTGGCTTGTTTATATAAATTAAATAATTCTTCTCCTCCTAAATCTTTATGTTTGATTAAATTTATCATAGCATCAGATACCTCATCCTCAAGTATAAGTCTGCCTGCTTCTTCTTCTATATCAATAACTCCTTGTTTATTATCTAATACAGCTTTTTGAGCTTCTATTTTTGCTAATTTAGCGTTTATATTAAATATTTCATTGTGTGATAAAGGATTTGAAAAGTAAATTTTTTCTTCCAGTATCGGATGGAGTCCCAATGAACTAGACATAGGTTCTCCTCCTTGTTGTATGGAACGAGGAGTAATTGCTTCATTTATGTTAGGTTCTAAACTATTTTGTATGGCTGCTCTTGTATAATTATGTATATAATTTTCTATGTATCTAAAGTATGTCATTCTTTGTAGATTATCATTTTTAAAAATATCAAGAATATCTTGAAAAGAATAAAAGTCATTGTCTTTTAGTTCTGCATATTGTTTTCTTATGTCATCTCCGATGTTTAAATCCGTTTTTATTATCTTTGGATTCATAACACTATCGTATTTAGGTATTCTTAATGACTCAATTAAAACACGTAACTTTTGTAAACTTATTCTAAAATTCAAAAGTGTTTTAAAATCCGTTTCGAATGTATATGCCTGCTTCTGCAAAAATTCTATATCTGATGCTGAATCTCCAGTAGGGTAAGTTCTTATGAGATTTTTGTCTTCTACTCCATAGTTATTTAATGCAGTGTCTTTAGGTTCATCAAAAGTATATGTTTTTTTACTGAAACTGTCAGTAATAACTACGTTTTTATTTGGGTCAAGCATATTTGTTTTTTTATAAAATTCAACATCACTTCTGTATCTTTTCAAAGGTGAAAAAACATGACCCCCTCTTACCATAGTGTACCTAAGATTTTTGCCTCTTGTGTACCCTGATAGCAACATCATTTCATCCTTTAAACTGGGCTGAACATCATTATCTCCTAGTTCTCGTATTTCCAATGAACGAGAATGTCCATATATAGGTTCAAATCTTTCTTTACCAGTCGTTCCTTTCATTTCTAAAATTTGAGGGTGCTTGTATTGGGCAATGCCTTCGCCATATGGACTATCTACATCTTTTGCTTTGTATCCAATACTTTTCTCACTATTTGTTATTCTAAAAGAATTTGTTAGGTTTTGTACACCCTTGGCATTATGTCCAAAACCCTCAGAATATTTACTCATGTAAGCTGCTACGTTTGCTTGTGTTATATCTGCCGGTCCAGTTTGCTCTATATCTAACTTGGCTAACTCTTCTTTTACGCCTAGGTCATTTACTTTAATTAAAGGTACATTTTTTGGATTGTTTTCTAGTAGTCTTTCTACATCTTTTTGTTTTTGTGGTAACTTATTTACGTTTATTTGTTTTAATTTTAAAAATTCATCTATAAACTCTGCACCTTTTTTTGTGCCCATATTTTTAGCTTTTGCTACAATGCTTTGAGTTAAAAATTCATTGCCAAAACTAGCTAGTCCTCTCAGGTTAAATCCTGATGCAATAGACCCTCCGGGTGCTCCTACAGTTATTTCTGCAGCAGGCATCATTGAAAGCAAAGAACCTTTTGTGTACCTAACTTTTTGAATTTCATCAGTAAACGGACTAACAGATTTTAAATAATCTAAATACTCAATAGGACCTACTAATGTTTTAGGGTCAGTTTTTTTATCAACTGGTGTAGCAGGACCCTCCCTCATACCTACGGGTTCTATAAAACCTTTTGTAATATTGTTAGCTTGATTTATTACATTTCTGGGGCTCATCAAAGATAAATATCCGGGAGCTTTACTTGTTTTTTTAGCAATCTTTTTTTGTTCTTCTATTCTTATTGCTTGATTTATAAGTTGGTCTTTTATAGCTTCAAGACTAGATTTTGTTGCTAGACCTGTTAATGTCTTTGGTTCACCATATTGCGTAAAGAATGGATTGGCTATATCTGTTAAAGTTGAACTTACTAAACCTTTAGGAGCATCTTTCTGTCTTTTTAAAAATGCTTCTATATCTTTTTTATTTATTTCTAAGTCTTCTAAAGTAAAAGGACCCTCAGTAGGGTCCACGTACTCTATTTCTGCATCTAGTTGTTCAACTAAACCTTTATTAATATATTCTTCAGTCATTACTGTAACGCTTTATTAGTTTGCATATCTAAGCTATCTAAGTATTTTTTTAATCCGGGGTCTACAAGTTCTTCAGTCTGTTGTGCCTCTCCACTACGAACACCCGTTGCATCCATAGCAAGTCCCA